GGAACCAATCCAACCAGTTCTTGCCAGTTCTTCTCCGATATTCTGAATCAGAGTAGTCGTAGCTCCACCCAAAACTGCCCATCCAGCAAACTCCGTAATGGGTTGCAGAATGTCACGCACACCAACAATTGCCTTCACTCCGCCACTCGATTTGATGATGACTTTAATCATAGCATCCAATGTGGTTTTGTCTACAGCAGTTGCAATTGTGGCGTAATTGGAAGGAGTATTCGAAGCAGTCCAGATTGTAGTCAGGGCTGTGAATACTTTACCAATATAGAAGTCGCGCAGTTTTGCCATCATCTCAGTTCTCAGGGATTCGACTGTACCAATATCACCTTGGGCAAGTTCTTGAGTGTTGGCTGTAACGCCAGTAACCGCATAGTCCAAGATGTAGTTCAGTCTTTCCGAAACTGTGATTTCAGATTTCATCGGGATTGTACCCGGAACGTGCGACCAAACCTTGATGCCCTTTCTCAATTTCTTGATCAGCATATCACCAATGTTCAGTTGCCGTGTGGCGAGCAGTTGACCGATAAAGTCAAACGTGATGTGACCAACATCAACATACTCGACAATCATTTCCGCCAATTTCATTCTTTGAGCGGGGTCTTGCATAACAGAAGCCATTGCCAGCTTCAATTCGGGGGTCAGTTCTTTAGCCATTTTCATATCCTCCTATTAGAATTCCTTCAGTGTAACTGTCAGATTTTGAGTAGTAGGATCGATGCCCATAGCAAAACCAACCACCAGATCAGCGTCATAAGTGGCTTGAACCTGAAGTTTACCGCGATCAGCGGCGGGGGAGTAAGCTACAGAAAGATTCGATCCGGGAACAATGCTTGCGGCAATGTATTGACCAGAAGGAATTGTGTAACTTCCTGCACCAAAAGCTCTTGCCAGAGTTCCCGAAGGAATAGTTTTGCTATCCTTGTATCCGGGATAAGTTGTCTGAACAACAGCAGTGAAATCAGAGTTATCCGCTTGATCAAATCCGCCGCGCAAAGCATACGCCATGCTTGGAGGATTAATATAGAACGGAGGTTTCTGATATGTAACCGGGAAGGTTACAATAAAACGAGCTTTCTTCGCTTCTTCCGCTGTGCTAGGTGTATCAACACCGGGCAAATCAACGAGAGAACCGAAATCGGCACTCAGCGTGTGGGCTTGAAGTGTAACCATTCTGCCTTCAACAATATTGTTCTTGGCAACTACGGCTTTCACATCACCCATGATGTTATTAATTTCCATTGTTATTTCTCCTGTAGTCTAGCTTCCCGCAAGGCTTTTCCTAAATCCTTCCCACTGATAGTTGTTTTTTGTTTCGTCATGTCAGGAAGTTTATTTTTTTCGGAAGCTGTGGAAAGTTGATCTTTGAAACTAACGAGTTCTTGCAGAATGAAATCTAATCCCGCTTCGTCAAGGTTCAAAAGTTTTTCTTCGTTTTGGACGAAATAATCTTCGTCCCGTTCAATCCCCGCCGCAGTAAATTTTGCTTTAATGCCGGAGAGTTTTTCTGTCTTGGCTTGTGCCAATTCGATCTTTTGTTTATACTCTGTCAAACTAGAGTTCTCTTGCGCCAGAGTTTCTTTCTCAGTAGTCAGGGAAGCAACTGCTTCTTCGGACTTCTGTAAGTTTTCCTTCAACTGAACATTTTCAGTTTCAAGCGTAGCCAACCTGTCTTGTAGAGTCTTGAGTTCTTCTTCGCTCAACGTATCCTCCATAATTTGAGAAGCCATTGAAAGAATTTGTGTTCGTCCAGCATACGCAGGTTTTCCTACTAAAGTAGCGGCTTTGAGTACTGTACCGTGTAGCGTTTCGATTCCATCTTCTTGTGTGGAGTCTCGGTAAAAAATTTCCCATGAAAGGTTCAATGGAACTTTTTTATCGTATAGAGCTTTCAAATACTCTACGTCTGATTCTCTTTCTTTCTTCCACAATGCGGCAAGGCCGATAATTCTATTGCCTTCTTCGACTAGATTGGCGATAACGCCAAGAGGGAAACTTCCCTCATGTCCGTCTTTCATTTTTTGTGCCGCCATATTGATTGGAGCGAAGACACCAGATTTGATAAGGTTTCCAAACTCTTCTTTCGGGATACGGACTTTATTGACATTCGGTTGATCGTCTGTTAAGACGAACTTCGCCCAACGATAAGCAGGGTTCCGGGATACAGAAGCAAAAGCTTCGCCCGGAGCATCATCGTCAATAATTTCAAGTTCAAATTCGTTGTCAAACTGTTTTGAGGTTTCCATTACTTTGTCCCTGAGAGAATCGTAAGATTCTCTCATCTCTTAATAATTATATCACAAAGGTTATTTCTATCTATTAAATAGAATTATTTTGCGGTAGTTTTTGGTTTATCAGACTTATTGGGAGAAGTTTTTGCCACCGTTGCTCCGGGTTTATTTGCGTTAGGATTTCCATTAGGATTGTTTGGATCAGCCGCGAAAGGTTGGGGAGCGAAGGTTGCGATTTTCTTTTCTTTGATAGTCTTGTTTTCTTCTTCCATCAAATCCGCTTCGTCATTCCAGTTGTAACCAAGTTCATCAGCGTAAGTGGTTCTGGAAACATTCCCACCCTTGTACAAATCGGCCAGCGATTGAAGCATACTCTTGTAGTCAATCAAATTCAAGGGCTTGAACTTAACGATGGGTTCTGTCTTCAGATGATTAGCTTTCGAAACATCGTAAACAATCCCACGAATCACCTGCAAGATTTTCTTGCGGAATTGTTCCATAGTTTGTTTTGGAGAGAGCACTGCAAATTCTGGTTGAGAAGTTCCAGTCTTAGAAGCTTCTCCTGTAATCAGAATTCTTGGAAAACCAAGCGCAAAGATAATGTCTTCGTCAACTTGTTCATACTTTCCACCGTTCAGCAAAGCTTCCATTGGAGGATAAACCCACTCAATTGTAAGAGTGTGGTTAGCAAACAGTTGGAAGATTCTTTCGAGGTCTTGGCTGGAACTGTTTCTGTAGAACATCTGTCCTCTAATCCAGTCGAACAAATCAGTGTCATCCTCTGTTACCGGGAAGTTATCGTTACCAAGTTTAAACAGTTGAATAGCTCCAATTGCTCTACTGGCTAAACTGTAATCCATCCGGCGAAGATTTCTTTTGTGTTTGAGACTTTCAACCGCCCGGTAAAGGAACGGGGTAGGGTAAGGGGAACCAGTAATGGGTCTGCGTCTGAAGATATCATCGTTCTCCAAAAGGAATTCTCTTTTACCACTTTCTACATCACGAACAAAGTCAGTGAAATAAGTGTTAAGGTTTGCCCAAAGAACTTCATTGGCAGTACCATCCGAATACTTCCCACCGTTCATAATGAAATACACCATCTCGTCTGGAACCTTTGCGAAAAATGCCGGGTTGTCTCCCATGCCTGTATCTTTAATCGTGATTGTTTTAGGATCACGTAGCCACAAAGAAACTGGCAGAACCAAGGAACTGTATTTCTTAATTCCATGCTCCTTCAATTCTTCTCCGGCAACAGTGCCTAAAGTAATTTCCGGGATAACTAAGCCGGACAGAAGATATTCCATCGCCATAGCTTGACAGAATTCTTCCAGTTTATCTTGGATACCTGTGAAGATTCTCATTTCATTATCTGTCAAACCATTCTTGTAAAAGACCAGTGAGTTAATCCCAATCTCTACCATCTTGTCCAAGGTTGTAGCAACAATGGGATCATGTAAGTAGAAAAATCTACAAGCATCGATGACTTCAAAGTATTCCTTATCCGTCATAATAAATTCCATCTTGTCTACATCAGTTGAAGACCACGGATTTGTTCCAGCAATCTCCGGGGGAATAAATCCTGACTTTGCCAGCTTACCTAAAATCCTCAACTCTTCTTTCTTCATTGTTACCTGAACTGGTTCAGGGACTTGCGTATCCGCCTTAGCGGGATTCATTTCTGTCATCTTTCCTCTTACATCACCCAATTAGCCTTGAGCAGTTTTTTCTGCTTAGGGTTTTGGGTAATGAATTCGTTTTGTAAATAGTAGGATATTGCGAGACAAAGTAAAGCTCCTGTGAAGTGGTCAGCACCCCGCATTCCGCCGCGCATTGTCAAAGTTCTGTATGCGATATCTCCGTTAGGATTTTTAATGTACGTCATTCTTTCGAGTTCCGTAATCATTTCCATGTCCGTTGAAGAGAAGATAATTCTGTGGTTATTACAGTAATCTTGCAGAATAGAAACCGCATACGGTTTTGCTCTACTCTTGATTTCTTTTCCGTCCTGATCAATTCCTAAAACAATCCAAGAAGAGAAGTTTACAGGTTGAAGTCTCACATCATACTTCTTGTGAGCATAATCCTCATCCCCTCTAAGGTGTTGAATAACACTAATTCCTTGACCACCTGCCCCCTCATCCATTCCGATAAGTCCCGGTCTAAACCTTGTATCAAGCCAGTCTATCAGTTTCTCCTGAATAGGATATGCAACTTTTTCCAAAGAAATTCTGGCGTGAAAGTGCATTCGTTTATGAGTATCCAGATACATGATAATGATCGCACTAGGTTCTGTGTACCCTAAGTCCACTCCGATAATTGCCTGTGTTCCATCCGGAATTCTTGGGATGACTGAAAGTTTGTGCATGTACTCAGAAAGATCGTTTCCAATATTCAAGCCATTAAGGGTGATAGGATAAACGGGGTCATTGCCAATCTGCATTTGACTTCTATCGAACAAAGTAAATACAGGTCTTCCGTGTTGCCCCAATACCATGTGGATATAGTCTTCCGAATCTTCTCCACCGTATTGTTCTACAGCTTTCAGTCTATCTCTCTCTGTAAAACGAGGGTTATCTAAAGCAGAAATCATGTGACGGGAGAAGCTTGAGTTCTCTTGATCACAGTGGAAACAAACAGACTTTTCTCTTCTTCCGTCTGGAACACCTGAAGCAACCAATCTGAAACCGGGAGTAAATGTGTTTACAGTAGGTTGAAGTTCGTTCCAAGTTCCCCAAGGATAGTACCCGGACTCGTCCACGATAACAACCGGACTGTGCAACCCTACAACTGAAATACCTGTACCAGATTGTCCTGCAATTCTACAAAGTAAACTAGCTTGATTTAGCAAGGAGATTTTGTAGTCCGACTGATTGATACCTGCATTCGGTGCGATGAATTGCTTTAGTAATGTGTTGGTGCGAAGTTGTTTTACTAACTGTGTGAAAACTGGTTCAAGATGATTTCTGCCGGGAACGTGGTAAGTAATGTATTCCCCGCCAAAAATATCATTTACCAGAAGCCAAAGAATGTAGTACGTCAAGTAAAGAGTCTTTCCGACAGCACGACCACAACAAAGACTCATGTAGGAACTGAAATCGCAAAACCACTCTACCTGATAATAACTAAATTCGAACGGTTCCTCTCCGGGAAGCTTATCGTAGTTAGCAATAAACTCCCCAAAGAGAACCGGGTTACGAAAAATTTCATACAGATAGAGATCATCAACTTGCGTGATTTTCTCTTCTATAGCCATTTAAACCTTGTATTTTGCTAACAGTGTAGCCATTTCGTTGATGAGGATTTGGAAGGTGCTTGTTTGAACTTCCAGTATATCTACCTGCGCTTCCAGCACTGCGACTCTTTCTTCTAACCTAGTATCTACAGGAGGTTGAGAAGGGGATGGGGAACTGGAGGGTTCAACCACCGGAGGAACTACATCTGTTTTCCAAGCGGGGAACTGAGCTTTCATTTGTTCCAGTGTCCCATTGTAAACATTGATATCCATCAAGGAAGGTGTAGTACCATTTGAAGAAATTGGGTTTTCTTTGAAAGCAAATCTATCACCGGAGATTTGAAGCATGGTGATAGTCTTCCCCGGAACTGCCCCGCCAAATAAAGGTGGACTCCAAGTGTTCGGGATTGGTTCAAGATAGTTGGTGATAAATTCTGGAATTGTTACCAGAGTATTCCCGTAGTTGTAATAGTACCCTGCACAAATTGAACCAATCCCGAACACTTGGAGTCCAC